TGAGTGACATTTGAAGTCATGCATCCAACAATACCCAAGCCTACCGTCTTTATCTTCTAGCTTTCCAGGCATACATTTATCCATTCTAGGTGAGACGTCAAAGGCGGCACAATTTCCACAAGTTGATTTCTTAGCAACTTTTACTGTGGTCTTCCAGTGTTCAGCGATGTGCTCCCAATATCCCTCATCAGAAAGGTTTAGTGGACCGTACTCGATGTGTTCAGCTTTGATCGCATGATTACGATTTTTAGTATTTAGCTTTAAATCTTTTGCTGCTCTTGGACAAGAGTCGGCTGAGTTGGCCTCATTTACGAATTGGTTAAAGTCATTTAGTATCATATCTTATTGCATTACGGCTGCCATGTGATTATTGGCTTTTTTACGAGTCGGATGACATGCAGCACTCTTCATTTTAATCTTTCCAGATTTGGTCTTACGAGTAGCTCCAAGTCTCTCACCAGGCTTCTTGTTCTTTTTTAATACCTTATCATCGATATACACACAATATCTGTTTCCGACCTTTCTAACGTCTTCAAATAATTCTGTGTATGTCATGATGTATTTCATATATCTTTATTTATCCGTCGCATGCTAGGCAATCTGTCATTGCCCTAGTCGCGATGTCTCCTCTTAAAACAGACTCAGTTCTCATGTAATATAAAGTCTTGATTCCAGCATTATAGGCTTCTAGGTGAACTTGATTGATAAACTTAGGTTCAGCTTCACTAGGAAAGGCCAGGTTTAGAGAGACTGCTTGATCGATGTACTGTTGACGAACTCCAGCCTGTCTTACTAATTCTAACTGATTTATCTCCTTGAAGGTCAAGTAAACCTCCTTAAGAGGGAGATAATTGGCTTGCTCTACATCAGGAAGCTTTGACCACTTAGTTAAAGTTATAGGAAAGCTAACTTCTCCTAATTTTACTCGATAGTTATCCATAAAATCGAGTCCTTGAACTGATCCACCGTCTGCTAATATCTGATCCCAAACCTCTTTAGTATTATGACCGATCTTGTCTAGTACTTTCTCTAGCGAAGGATTTTTACGAATGAATGTACCTTTAGCTGTCTGTTCAGTGAATACGTTTGCTGCCCATGGCTCAATTCCAGCTGAAACATTTCCTGCTAATTTAGAGTTAGAAACAGTAGGAGCAATGGCTCTAAGGTGAGAGTTTCTCATTCCAGTACCAACACACCATAACGGCTCGCCGAACTCTTTAGCAAGGTCTCGACTCGCTCTCTCGCTCTCAATCTTAAGTTGTGAGAATATCTTTCGAGTCTCAAACTGAGCAGTTAGGGAATCGAATGGAATATTTTTGTTTTGTAAATAAGTGTGCCAGCCCAATACTCCCAAACCTAAAGCTCTACCCTTTTCTGCTGAACGTACTGAGTTTTCAAAACCTCTCATGTATTTAGAACGATGAATAAACTCTTCTAGGACTCCATCCAAAAACCAAGTAGCAGTATAGATCAAGTCAGTATCCTTCCACTCCTCATATTTTGCAAGGTTTAGCGAAGAAAGACAGCAAACGAATGAATGGTTCTCATCAGTATGCAAGGTGATCTCCGAACAAATATTGGTCATATACACTTTAAGACCGTTCTTTTTGTATGCTTCTGGACTTTGACGATTAACGTTTCCTTTGTACATGATGTAAGGTTCGCCAGTGGCCTTTCTTTTTCTGATCACAGCAGTCCAACGTCGACGCGCTTCCTTGTCGCCATGCTCTAGTTTTTGCATGAAATCGTCTGAGACTACTACACATTGGTGTAAGTTTAGACACTGGCGATTGATCTCTCCTTTAGGCTCCCTGATCTCTAGCCAGTCCCAAAAGTCTCCATGCTCAATGTCTATGTTTACTGACGCTGCTCCCCTACGAACATTTCCTTGATTGGTAGCCAAGACTGATGAATCATAGATCTTACAAAAAGGAACGACTCCATCAGAAGTTCCGTTTTGAGATATAGTTGAACCTGCAGGTCGAACTTGATTGATTCCAATTCCGACTCCTCCGCCGTGCTTAGCAAGGAGCATTAGCTCTAGGTTTTTGCCTCCAATGTCTGCGATAGAATCGGCAACGTCGATTCCAAAACATGAAATAGGTAAACCTCTTTCAGTTCCAGTGTTTGAAAAAACTGGAGTAGCTAAGTTTAGCCAGCCGCGCCACATATAATCAAAGAACTTAGAAGCAAGTTCAGGTCGTTTAAGTCTTTTAGCTACTGCGCTTGCCACTCTCCAATAAGAGTCCTTTGGTGTTTCACCCTCTAATAAGTAGCCTTTAGATACAGTTTTGACATAGACTTCAGTGTTTGCCCATACTGGAAAATGAACTCCGACTTCCCATCCATGTTCTGCTCCGTGATTTATTTCAGTCTCTTCCATTTTTATTGTTTATTTGATTCTTCTTCTACTCTTTCCCAAGCGTGATCCGGATTAAAGTTAATTGGTACTTTGATCTTTATGATCTCGGGAAATATTTGATTTGTGCCCACTCCCAAGCAAACTTCTATCTCTTTTTCTAATTCTTCCATTTATCTCTCTTATTTTTTTTGATAACTCTTCACTGACGATGATGTAGGGAGAATCTATGCTCTTGGCATGAGCCGACTCGCAATACTCTTCCCATAGTTGTAATACTGATTTTTCCATTAACTAAAAAGTGAGTCTTCGTCCCAATCTTCGTTTTCGCCAGCCTTTGCATAATCAGTAGGTCGGATCGCAAAGAAATCTGTGTGAGTGTGTCCTCCAGTAAGATGATAAAACCAGTCAAGTTCAGAAGCTAGATATTCGTCATAATTAAATATTGACTCATAACCTAACTCATTAAGTTTCTCATTAGCTCTCTTCTTGATGAATTCCTTAAGATCGTTGGATTTTAGGTTCTCAAGATCTCCCATCTCAAACATCTTATCGATAAATGTCAACTCCATCTCTACCATGATAGCAGCGGCCTCTTCAACTTGAGATCGAACCGCTTCTTTTAGTTCTGGATATTCTTCGCACATGTGTCTAAATAATTGACATCCCATCTTAGAGTGTAAAGACTCATCGCGAACTGACCATTTCATTTGCTGGCCTATTCCTTTTAAGAGATTACGCATTTGAAAAGAATAGAGAACAGCAAAGGATGAGTAGAGGGATACTCCTTCAGCAAATGCGGAAAATATAGCAAGAGAGCGAGCAACGTCTCTACGGGCATCTGATGATTCAGCAAGATCAGTGTATGAGTAATCGTAATTCGTCTCTAGTAAGTATTCAAATTTTTGAGCGATTGCTGGCTCATGTAAAAATGCTTTAAAATCTTCCAAACCTAGTGATTCATTCAAATATGAATAAGCGGTCGCGTGTATGGTTTCTTGAGAACCGAAGATCATGGCCATCTGCTTTATTTCATGCTTAGGAAACCACTTAGATACCATTCCAGTCCAATAGTCTGAGACTGCACACTCAGTCTGAGCAAACCCCAAAAGGATATTACCTACTAGATTCTTTTCAGCTTTACTCAAGTGCTCATTCCAGTCCTTAATGTCTCCCTGCATTGAGATCTCAGTGTGAAGCCAAAAGGCTTGAGCTTGCTTTAACCAGCCTTCAGTGTAATAGATAGGGTATTCGAATGGTTTGTATTCTACGCGTTCAGTAAAGAGTGAGTTTGCCATTTTCTTCTTGTTTTTTTAGACAGCGAGGCTATACTATCAGCATCGCTAATTGTTAGATTTTTTTATTTGTATGCTTAATCCAGATTAAATCGTTTAAGATTCTAATTTATTTATCAGGTCAAGAATTGATGAGAGCCATCCTTGTAAAATTAATTTGAAGATTCTTCAACGAACTCAAATTTTAGGCTCTTATTGATCAAATCTACCTTAGAAACCTTAACGAATGGGTATCGACTTAGGTTCTTGTCCAAGTCTCTACGCTTTAGAGACACTTCAAAGTTTTCACCGTCAATCTCAATAGAAATGGAATTCTTTTTAGAATTGACGTCGTATGGGAAACACTTATTTTGAGTCTTCTCTTTTAGGTTCTGCCAAGCTAATTTTTCAGAATTAACGTTGTCAGACTTAAGAGTAAGAACGATTCTAAACTGCGAACCTTTTGTAGTGATATCTTTAACGTAAACAGGAAGAGTGTCTCCCGTTTTCAAGGTTCTCTTAGTGATCTCATAGTCTTCAAATTCAGACTGATGTATAAGACCTGTGAAGTAACCGTCAATCTCAACAAAGACTCCAAAGTCATAAGGTTTACTGGTTAGTACACCAGTATATTCTCTATTGAACTCTAGATTCTCAATCATAGTAGGCATCGATTGAGTGACGTACTTCTTGTATGAAAGGATGAATAGGTCATTTGCTTGATCATAGTTATCTACCATGACAGTCAGTGTCTTATTCAGCATGTCATTAAAGTTATGAATGATATTGGCTGCTGCGTGTGAACCTGGAATAAAACATTCGATCTCTTTCTTGTAGAGAGCAAGGTATCCTCCTTTAATTAGCTTTGTGATTGTAACGTCAAACCACTGATCCTCATTCAAGTGATCAAATAGCTCTTGCTTATAGGATATTGAAAGGGCTTTCTTCTCTGACCCGAAGTTTTCACCAAACTTTGTAGACTTGTAAATCATCACAAAAAACTCACGGTCTTCTCCGTTTGCAAGAGCGCTCATGTCCTTTGAGAATTCTCTAAATGGAATCGCGACTGGCATGCTAGAAGAAATATCTTCTGCATAGATAGTCTTATCGTCGTATGAGATGGTTTTTGCTATTACTTTACAGACGGCTCCTTCTTGAAGGTCCTTTGAAATTCTAGAGTTTGATTTTTCATACTTGACCATTGCATCATATAGCTCTTGAGCATACGGTTCATGGCAAAATATTTTTACTCCACTCTTCTTGTCATCGTCTGTTAGTTTTACGGAAGTGTTGTATTTTCCGGTAATTTTAAATGGGTCTTGGTTTGACATTTTTTTATTTTTAAAGCTTATACACAGGTAGTTAAAATAGTTTTAGACAAAAAGGAGATAGTTTAGCTATCTCCTTTCTTATTAAACCTTGTTTATTTATCTTATTTTGAGTCGGAAGTTTCCTCGATTAGGGTACATTCAGTAGTTATCATAAGACCCGCAATTGATACTGCGTTTTCTAGAGCAGACCTAGTAACTTTTGCAGGATCAATGATTCCCTTCTCTATCATGTTGATGTATTTACCCTCACGAACATCATATCCATAAGTTGGATCCTTTTGCTCAAGTATCTTGTTCTTCACTACATCAAAGCTTATTCCAGCATTTGATAAGATCGAAGCAAGAGGTGCTTCGCAAGCTTCTAGTAAGATCTGTGCTCCGATCTCAATGTCTCTACTCGCAAAGGTAGGTAATTCAATGTTTGAACTCGCGTTAAGTAGAGCGATTCCTCCTCCAGCAAGAATACCTTCTTCGATGGCTGCTCGAGTAGCGCTTAATGCATCATCAAGTCTATCCTTTTTCTCCTTCAACTCAACGTCGCTGTATGCACCGATCTTAAGAACTGCAACACCTCCTTCAAGCTTAGCAAGTCTCTCTTTTAGTAAAAGCTTCTCTGATTCGTTTTCTTTGAATTCAAGTTGAGTCTTGATCTCACTGATTCTAGCTTCAACTTCAGTGCTCTTCTTAGCACTAATTAAAGTAGTGTTTGAGTGTTCAATGATGATTTTATCGCAACTTCCCAAGATGTCCTCCATCGCGCTAGGATTCAATTGAGTGATATCGTGACCTAAATCCTCTGAAAGAAACATTGCTCCAGAAACAGCTGCGATATCTTTTAACTGATCAGTCTTGTTTTCTCCAAATCCAGGAGAACGAACGGCTGCAACATCAAGAGAACCGTTTACTTTATTCATGATGAGAGCTTGTAAAGCGTCTCCTTCAATTGCATCTGCGATTATTAGTAAAGGTCTCTTCTTAGAAGCAGTGTAATCTAAAACATTCACCAATCCTTTTAGACCTTTAATCTTTCCAGAATAGATTAGAATAAATGGATTATCGAATTCTACTTCAAACTTATCCATGCGATTGATAAAGTATGGAGACATGTATCCGCTACCGATCTGAAGACCTTCGACTATTTCCATTGAGGTCTCATGAGTCTTGCTGTCCTCAATTGTGACTACTCCATCAAATCCAACAACGGCCATTGCATCAGCGATGATGTTACCGATCGTCACGTCTCCGTTTGCTGAGATCGTTGCAACATTTCTAATCTGCTCAACGTCCTCTACTTTGATAGCTTTCTTTTCTAAATAGTCTTTTACTAGCTCAACTGTGATGTCTAATCCTTTCTTAAGATCCATTGGGTCGTATCCTGATTCGATCAGTTTGATTCCCTTGTTAAGGATCGCTTGAGCAAGAACAGTTGCAGTAGTTGTACCGTCGCCTGCTTCTCTTGCAACGTTTGCCGCAACCTGTTTTACCATTTGTGCACCTAAATTCTCGATAGGATCCTTTAGGAAGACTTCGCTAGCGACGCTAACTCCATCCTTAGTTATTGCATAGTGACTCTGTCTTCCCAAGACGACGTTTCTTCCCTTGGGTCCTAGGGTCACCTTTACTGAGTCAGCTAACTTGTTGACTCCTCTTTTTAGGGCGTCTCTGGAATCTGATCCAAAACTGATTTCTCTGGGGTTGTTTTTGCTCATAGTGTTAAATTATTATTTTTTTGTAAAAAATCGTATAGTCGATCTCTTAGATCTACTATTTTATGCATTTCCGGTTTTTCTTTTGGTCCTATCCAAACTAAAAATCCTCCATCTGTGTCAAAATCTGCCTCTTCCTTTAGGATTAAACGATAGAGACTGAGCTGTATTGAATAACCGTTTAATGAGTTATCCCACATGTCCTCAAATGGATAGAGTAGTTTTTGCTTACGTCCTTCTGAATCTGAGTCGGTTGTAAATTTCTTGTTAGACTTCCAGTCCCCGACATAGTATCTTAAATTCATCTCAAAGAGCTCATCCATTGTTCCAGCTAATCCCCACTTTCTGGAAAAAACTCTGAACTCCTGTTTTACTGGCGTAAATTTATGGAGCTTTTCTCGATGAAGCTGCTCAAATTGATTTATTCTATGTAGAAGAATTGGATCCTCAGGATACGACGGATTTTCACCATTGTAGTAGTCTTCGATCCACTTGTGTAATCGAGTACCAAGGTTAAGAGCAGTATCAGATATCTCTTTCCACTCGTTTAAGACGTCTGCTTTAGTCGTTCCTCTTTTCTTAGCAACCATTCCAGCAATCCTTTCTGAATCGAATTTGGATTTGAATTGAGATAAAAAGCCGGTAACAGACTGAAAGAACTGCACCGGCTTTTTAGTGACTGGATTTAAGTAAGAATAAGTATGGCTCTCCTCGTCAAATACGAAATTAGGATCTAGAAAGTAATTGAGTTTGGATTCCGACATTATGCTTGTAATTCAAACTCTTCTACTACCGGTTGACCGGAAAGTTTTAAAAGAGCTTGAATTGTTGCCAGCACATCGCGTTGACAGTATTCCGTGATTCGTTGAACATTCATTTCTTCCCAAAAAACTCGACCTACTTCTTCTCCTCGAATATCGCTCTTTGGAGTATCAAGACCGATTGATGTTACGAGTAACTCAAGGGAAGCAAAGCTTTCTTGCCAAGCGCCAAAACTCCATAACTCTGAAGTATCGATGAATGGCATCTCCCAAGGTTTTAGGTTTTGAATCTGTAGCCCTTTCGGTAGAGATCGACTGTTGATTAAGAGTCTCTTACACATCATCGGCACATCAAATCGCTTGATGTTGTGTCCTACAAATTTCATTGTTGCGAAATTAGTAAAGACTTTTTCAATACCGTCAAGTATTTCAGATTCAGAAGTTGAGCTATAACTTTTGATGATGACTGACGCCTCTCCATCTTTATAACCCACTCGACCGAATGACGCACAAACGATACGTGCAAACTCGGGAGTCAAGGCAGCTTTTGTCGTGTAAAGTTCCTCGTCAGTAAGGTCCTTGTTCTCCTCAAATCTAGAGCGTAGGTATTCACAACGCTTTGACCAGAGCTCAGCCATCTTGGGTTTATGAATCGCGAGAGAATCTAGTGATTCAAATTCCGGTGCGGTTTCTAGGTCAAAAAAGACCATCTTTGATAGTTCATTAGGTGTGTACATATTATTGATTTATTTGTTCAATTGTTTTGATATCGACTGTCGGAAAACTTTTTTCACTTCCTGCACAGTCCTTCATCCATGTCATGCCATCATTTGTGTGAAAGGTTCTTACTACAAGATATTCGGTACCGTCTTTCATTAGGATCCTAGTGGCACACGTATTATTCTTTTTATAAGAAAAATAGATCACTACAAGTATCTGAATCAATATGATTGGAATGAATACAAATTTTATGATTTTTAAAGCCATGCTGATTTATTTAGTCCCACCATCTCTCGATGTGATCGCTCATTATCTTAAATAATAACTCACGAGACCTCTCTTGGTTTTCATGAGATATGTCCATTGCTATTAGTTTTTTATTCTCAATCGGATCTTCACTCCTATTGAATCGACTAATCTCTCCACTAAGAGCTCTTTTATATTGACGGGGATACTTTGCAAAAAATTCATCGTACTTTTCAGATATATGAGTGTCCTTCATCTCATACCACTTTTCAGTCTCGTCAGTTGGAATAAAATCGTATTTAATATCATGATAATCCATGTATTCGATTTCATACGTGTCTTCCAATTGGTGTTCAATGAGTCTAATGACTAGCCGCATACGCTCAGCGTCGCGTTTAGCGTCAACGTGAAAATCGCGACTACCGATGTAATCCGCTTGAAGCTCTAGCTTTTTAGCTATTATCTTGTATATGTAGGACTGATCCCAGTTACGATCTTTCCAAATTGTTGGAAACCACCTCCATAGGTTTAGTATGCCGTTTGCAAAGTCCTTGTGATAGTACTGACCATCGAACTTCCACCAAAGTCTGATACTTTTCATCATTTAGATTTTTTTATGTGAACTGAACAGTAATCATGTAGACCAAACCATTGAGGAATGGTCAAACGATCGACCTCTTCAAAATGATTCTCTAAGTAATCAAAAAACTGGTCGTCTCCGTTACATCCTCCGTAACCCTCACCGATGTATATCAAGCACTGACCTGGGAGCATTGTAAAGGCAACATCGTATGCCATTGAAGTATCGTAAGGGGGCCATGCCATAAACACATTTCGGTCTTTATACTTGTCAACCGCAAACACTGCGTCTATCTCCTCGACCTCACAAAAGAACTTTCCCTCTCTGCACCAACTATTATTTACGTTTGGAGATAAATCAGTAGGTATGATGTCGACTCCCTGTTCTATTGCAAGGCTCTCAGTGTATGCAAAACCGCTTCCTACGGAAACTAGCGGTGAGTGTTTCTTCATGAGATCGATAAGGAACTGTGTGGGAACGTGCCACGAAACTCCTACTCTAAATTTCTCTCGACTATCATACTTCTTCATGTAGTCTGATGAAAAACTAAGAAACCTTTCTCTGCCTTTTGATACTAGGCTCATTAGGTTCTTGGGTAAAAAGATTTTATCCATTTTGCTCTATTTTTTTGATTTTTATGAAGGGCTGATCCGAATAGTGCAAGGGCAGATCATCATGAACGGTCCAGCCTGGATCCTTGCCCTCTGTGATTGCCTTGGTGATTGATTCCTGGCGCCATAAGTAAAGTATCATCTTGTACATTTCGTAAGCGATTTGAGGTTCAGGTAACTCCTTGTCCTCCTCTAAAGTGTTTATTGTTCTAGCACCAATCGGATATGACGCTCCTCGATTCTTAAGTCCAAACATCTCTCTTTTAATGACCCAAAAGGCATCATCAAGTATCTGGTTGTTGTAGCAAGGACGATGTTCGTTCTTTAGCCTAAAGTCTAGAGAAAAGGGAATTCGGTCGACCTGTCCATGTAGGAACCTTGAATAGAATTCTAGTGCCTCTTGCATCACTACTAGTTGTGTCTCATTAAGCTCAATCTTGTACATTTTCATAACTTTCAAATTCGAATAAAATTGGGTTTTGTAATACTGGGTCATTAGATACTAAATCTTGACGATATTTTAAAACGGCTAGGTCCTTGGCTTTGGCTTCGACCTCAACGTCTACATCAAGACCATAGCTTGGAATAAGATCATAGACGTAATCAGCATGGGAACGGTTGATCGCTGAAGAGTCCTCATACAGTGACTTGGAACTGGAGTAGTGCTGCATGGGAGTAAAGCCGTGCCAGGTAGAAGCAGCCAAGTGAGCGGCCTCGCTGGCAGAGAGATCACCTGTACAGAACCTGTGGTGTAGGTGATCGAATGTGACTGGGCAACCCACTACACGGTAGACGCCATAGTAGAGATCCTTGACTGAGAACTGGCTCGCTTTATCGTCGTTTTCAACCACCAGCCTAGCTTGCGTGGAGGGGGCGAGTCGCTTGAAGTTTTCACAGAACCTAGACAAAGCGCTTTCCTTGTCTCCATACGATCCACCGATGTGAATGTTGATGGGAGAACGATAGTCTTGAGGTAGACCCATGAGATCCATGATCCTAGCGTGTTGGTCCAAGTCATAAATGGTCTTACTAACCACGTCAGGATTAGGAGAAGCAAGCACGTCAAACTGGCCAGGATGAAAGGATAGACGTATATTGTTTTGCATGGCTAGCGAGCCTATTCGCTTGAGGAGAGAGCATATCTCTTCGTATTTTGGTAATTCCTCAAACCTATACTCGCTCATCCAGGGAAAGATATCGCTAGACATGCGATAGACTTGGATATCATGTTCGATATTCCACTTGATGATCTCATACAGATCGGTCAAGTTAAGGATCGCAAGCTCGCTGGCTCGGGCCATGCCCTGCTCCTGCCAAGTCTTTTTGATCATGCCGCGGTTAGCGGTAATGCCTTTATCTCTAAGGCTAAGGTTGATGCAACAGTATCCTAATCTCATAGAGATATTATACTAAATTTAGGGGAATTCTTAAAATTTCGCTTTTTCCGTGTGCACGAGTATACTAGAGTACTATCTAGTAAGATTAAAGTAAGATTAAAGTAATACTACTAGTAACCCACCCGCCATCCCATTGTACTAGGGAAAATAGCAAAGGTTTTCAAAGATAAATAATATTTTTGAAATCAAGAACTTTTTTAAAGCTGCATAGTATAACTAGAGCATCTAAAAAATATCAGTTATGAATGACGATAGTCAGCATAGACTTTTCTATTCTTTATCCTGGAATCTGTGTCTGTAAGGACCTAAAAGAGTTTAAGTGGTTTTCTGTAGTAAACACTAAGCTAAAGAAAGCCGATCAAGCTAACTTGGACTACCTTACTCAAAAGTATCCAGCCATAAAGATCCTAAAGACTAGCACTATCCGAAAGACTCATCCAGAGTATCACATCACCGAAAGGACGAAACTGATAAACTACCAAGAACTCATCAATTTAATTATCTCTGAACTCTTATCTGAAGTAGGCGACGATGAAGTAATCGTTGCTCTAGAAGGCATCTCATTTGGATCTAAAGGAAACTCACTGGTCGATATTTCACAATCAACAGGAATCTTAAAGCACGAACTCTTAACAAAGGTACTAAAAGGTCAAGCCGACCGACTCTTTATCTTTAGCCCTAGCGAGCTAAAGAACGCGATAGGCTGCAAGGGAAACGCTAACAAAAAGGACATCTTTGAACGTTTTAAAGAGGATCCTGGCATGGAAGCAGTAAAGAACTCTGATCTTTTTCAAGCCGTTAACCAAGAGAAATGGATAGTCGATGGGGAACGAATAGTCTCCCCAATCATTGACATGGTGGACTCTTATCTAGGAATAGCGAAGGTCTACCAGCTTTCAAAATAATCTTGGATAAATGGCAAGAAAAAGAAGAGGGGACACCCACTATATCAATAATAAGGAATTCACAGCTGACATCATTAAATGTAAAAATAACGGAGAGCTCTCGGAGTTCTCAGTAAACTGTTTTATCTCACTCGCAAACCGAGCAGTAGATCGACTATACTTTAAGGACTATCGAGACAAGGAAGACTGCGTACAGTCTGCCATATTAGACTGCCTAAAATATTGGAAGAGCTTTGACGAGAGCAAAATGGCGACACCAAACGCCTTTGCTTATTTTACTCAGATCTGTAAAAACGGTTACGCAAAACAGTGGAAGAGCATACACCGTAAAACTGGCTTAGACTCTGACGAGAGCCTAGATTTCATCTCTATCAATTCTAATGGAGAAAGTTCAGTTTACAGCATCTAGCTCTAAATCTTAATAAATAACATAAAGGCAAGAAAAAGCGAATGAATGTTCAAAATCTCAACTTCTTTGATAAGTTCGGAAAGAACCTGAACCTAGAGTACGATGCTATTAACGAAGTCTGGAAAGGGGCTATCTACTTTGAACCAATTTCAGCATACCTATTTGAGAATGAGAACCTCTTTATTCTTGAGAAAGTTGGTAATGCTTATAAGTTTCCGACTCTAGTTCAAAACGAGTCACTGATATTTTCATGGAAGGATTCTAAAAACTCAGATGAGTTCTTTCTCTATGATGTGATTAGGGATTTAGAACTACAGGAAAACTTTATCAATAAGATAGAGACCAAGACATTCGCTCACTCAGACTACTCAAATCTCTCTTCTCCGCTAGACTTAAGGTTTCCTTTACAGGCAAACATCGCATTTAATCCCTACACTGAAGCTAGGTACGAAAGGACCTTGCTTGTACATAGAAAGATAGGAGCGGTGACTGAACTCATAGTTGAGATATCCTTCTATGGTGAAGGCGAGGAGGAAGAAGATCGATTTAAGGTATGGTGTCAGAACTTTGGAATCAAGTTCCTACGCGAGGACGCAAACGTGCTTAAGGACTACGACATCAAGGAGGCATATCCAGACCTTGAGGCGTTGAATGCCGCAAGAAAGAACCTATTAGTAAACAAGGAAGAAGTTTTTCCATACATCGGTACTTACAGGGGACTCGCAAATATCGTGAATCTTCTTGGATACAAAGACGTTCTTCGAGTAAAGGAATATTGGATAAATTCAAATCCCAGGTCTCCATACTTTAATACTCTTACTATGGTGGATCTCACCGATTACTTAGATGACGGCAAGATCGACACTCTAGATCTAGTCGATGCAAATAGAGGATTAAAGGAAGGGAGTCAGTTTAAAAAGACAGAGTTCTTAGCATTAGTTTATGAGTTTACTCAAATGACTGACGAGTTTGACGATGATGGGATTCCTCTCGTACAGGAGACCACTGACTTTAGTGTTAATGAGATCTTCTATAAGTTGGATCTGCTTCGCAAGAAACTAAAGAATGAATTCATTCCAATCAACGTAAAGATCAGGGACATCATAGGGGAGTTCATCTACTTTCAAAAACTAACGATCAATTATTGGAGCGATTCTACTAAGATCAGAGATTACGATATCAATGAGCCTGCCAAGGTGACACTATATCCTGGGAACGATACTAACCTTGTTTTAAGATCACTAGATCCTCTGTACAGAACGGCCGAGCCTAATGGAATAGACTTTGGAGTGGTTCAACTCAATGAGTCAAGCAAAAATCCATTTGAATCCTTTCAATTTTACACTAGGGAAGAGATACCAGGAATAGTTGACTATATAGAAAAATATTATGTTGAGATTCGTGACCAAAGAATTCCAGATCTTAACGCTAGGTTAAGTTGGGAGTTTGGTGACGATCCTCAAAGGGTGATAGGTGCCCCAGTGGTTCTTACCGCAGATGTTGGTCGATTCACAATAGCCGATCTTCGAGGAGTAAGAATAGACGATCTAGATGCAATCGCTCCTGGACTGGATCCATATTGGACCCTAGAGAACATAGATTTTAAGAACTATTATGAGATAAACTGGAGAATAGTAAAAGCCTCTCCAAATCCCTATAACTTTGAGTATAGGGGTAAGCTTGTTGACCTGCATATATTACCTCATTTTTTACCCTATGCTGGAGAGTATAGAGTCATCATTGAGCTCTTTGACTTTTGCGGCAACGTGAGCACATTCTCAAAGTTTGTGACTGTTTCCGACCAGATGAAACCTGAAATCATCGCGTTTTCTAGACTTGAGGACAAGTTTGAGTACAGTGTACAAAACCTAAGTAACGTTAGATTACAGGATTTTGGAGCATCGCCGATTTACTATCCAAAGGTCAATGTTCTCAATAATGAGGACTCTGCAGTGGAGATCAACGTTTACAAGAACCTATTAGAGTGGATCTCATTCTACAAGAATAGCTATGGATTGGGACAAAACCTTTATCTGGCAGAGCTATATAATTCAGACACAGGTCAATTCGTTCCATACCTAGATCCAGCACAATCCCATCCAGAAAAGCTTTCTTGGGGATTAGGTGAAAACGACATACCCATAACACTAAAGGATTTTAGAGACGTTAGAGTCGGTGACATGTATTGGATGCGACTTACTGATCTAGTTTATGTTGATGATTTTAACGCAGGATTTTACATCAAAGTTCCACCTCCAGGAAGCATAATAAAGATCTCTCTTTATTCAGATTACGTTGTTCCAAACTATTCAACCGTTGATGAGCTAATCACGATACTCAATGAGAGCAATCATCCAGCCATCAGATTATTCAATTATGAGATCATAAACGGTCGCATTCATGCACAGGCAGAATACTTAAGCCGTATCATGTATCACATGCTCTATTCTCCAGGACAGTTTAGCCCAAGCCCAGGATTTAGCCCAAGCCCAGGAGGCGGAGGTAATGGAGCTGGTGGAAAAAACGATGAGTACACCTTTTTCCTACCTAAAAAGGTATTCTCAGCGTCGTTAATAAGCTTTTTACAATCCATCTCACCAGTCTTTGATGTGGAAACCCTATTCCTATTTGCTAAAACTAGCGACGTGATCAATGGAGCAGTACAGGATCCAGTCTTTTGGAGGGACGAGAAATATTGGAAATATGTAAACGATGAGCAGATAGGATACTTGCCTACCACAATAGACCAAAATGTCTTTAACATAACCGACATAAAACTTTTTAACGGCACCTTTGCTGCTCCTAAGAATGCCATATGCTTCTTTGTTGTGAATAACTTAGACGGAAAATCCGATTTCGTATGGACCTTAAAAAATGACATCACAGGCGAAGAAGTAATAAAAGTAAGATCAGTTCCATTCTTTGTTTGGAAGTTCAAAGACTTAGGTAATTTTACATTAAGCGTTGAAGTGTACGACAATCGTAAAACAAAATACGAGACTGTAGTACAAAACTTTATTAGAGTCTTGAATAAGACTAGTTACGTGAATGAGATAGAAACAAGATTAAACGAAAGGAAAGTTCAATTATTAAAGAACAAGCCTTACTAATAATAAATAACTAAAAATAATTAATTGAAATGGCATTTACACCAGTTTCTTTACCGATCCAAGAGATCTTGCTTACTAATTTTGTGACGGACATCGCAACCATCAGTAACGCAAATGACCTACTTCTACAGGCTAAATTAGAGGATCTTATCAATAACTTGGAGATAGACGTGAATTCTCTCTCAATAGGAACTGATAACGCGATAAATTTTATCAAGACGCAATCAGTCATTCTACAGGATCAGGGAATCATCTATCAGACCGGTACTCCAAACCAAATTATCGCAAAATTGGAAAAAAACGGTCTAAACGAATCTATCTTTACTGTTGACTTGCTTAATGTTAATGCGATAACTAGCTTAAATGAGTTGAACGTTAACGACATGATAGTGACAGACGCTTCATCATTTAACGGCCCATCTGAGTTTAATTCAACTGTGAACTTTAAGTCAAGCGTGATTGAATCAAAAGAATCTGTTGTATTGGACCTTGCTGCAAATGGTTCCGAAGCTAAAGCGACAATCACATTAACTAATACTTCTAGACAGAACATATTTGTTAAGTTGAAAGCGGTGACTTCACCGAACATACCTCCAGTATACGATGGAGTTGGTAACATCATTGGAACAATCACTAATATCGCGCTCTATATTGATTTCGATGCGACTAACCCACCAGCACCAAATGCTAGGTATACTATTCACATCGTCGATGTTGTTGAGGACGTTAACCTCACATCAATCCTTACCGCAGTAAACGGTGCATCCTTACCGGTTTACATAAAGGCTGGAACGAATCAAAATACTAGCTCTCCAATCATCTTACATGATGGAAGCTTCTCATTGGGAGTAAATCCTGCAAGTACAGTGATTCCTAATACCACTTTATCTGCGTATGGAAGTAATGCTTCACTGCTTTATATCCTAGATGAATTAACAAACGATCGTCTCTTGATCACCGGCGCGGTAGGAATGGAGCAATTCTAATAAAAATAAAAAAAAGTAAATGGCAGTAACTCCTTTAATAAAGCCAGTTCAGAATAAAAAGGGAATATTTTACAACTTTCAAAGCGCGCTTGAGGATATTAATATCACCTTAAGTAACAGTGAGGGTGCTGTACGTTTTTCCAAGTTTGCCCTATTAAGAATACCTGAGATCGGCGAACCAAATTCTCTAGCGACTGACAACAAGATACAGTTTGCTGCCCCAGGAGAAACTCCACTGATTGAGGGATTAAATCCCGATAATAACGTTAACTTAGCTGAGAGTTTTCAAAACTATGCCCTTAACCTTGAGGCATTATTATTAAGTAGGCCACAATACAAAAGAAACGAGAGACTGACTGTTTCTGAAAGAGTCTTTTGGAAGTGGTTAAAAGAATTAGGAGCAGTTCGCTTTCAAGATGCAAATACCTTAGAAAAGAACATAAATGTTCTTGGAACAGAGAAGAGATTCGTTGAAAAACCTGAGACGACTTCTACCTATAACCGTGTAGTAAAATACATCGGGGACATTGACGTTGTTAACTCACTAGCATCGGCTGCCAACTCTTACACTGAGGTCTATATTCACGTGCCAACGAATGTTGGTACAACGCCTCACGTCCTGTTTAAATCAGTTAGTGATTTCAATTACTTTCCAAACATGACGATTGCTAATTCTCCAATTGATCCTCTAAACATTGAGTATCTCTCTGGAAGAAGATACAATGAGACTCACCCATTTGGGCTTTCAATAAAGGCCTTTTACGATCTTGACGATCAGAGCGTGTTTACTCAAATTAAAAATTCATATACTGGTGCATACGCTCCAGGTAATTGGTTCAATAAGACGATCAATAACGCCTACTACACAGATAATTACAATAACACTGGTGTATACGATGTTGCGACTGATCAATACGTTCTAAAACAGTTAGGAATAACATCCGTCGAATATCCTAGAACCACATTAGACGGAATATCTCTAGACTTTGATTTAGCTAATTACAAACTAGCCAGTGAAAATCCTGAGATAAAAGTATTTTCACAATTCAATGATTACGTAGCAAATCGTGACTTTGAATTCAATGCGATCTTAGTGTACTATGATGTATACGATCCAAATAACGTAGATGCTTCAGGGGTTCCAATAGACATACGAACCAACCTATATGGTGTACTATTCTTAGATAGAATACAACAGTCTGGATTAGAATTTGAGATTCCGCCTATTTCTAAGTACAAACCGGACCCTCTAAATAAGACAAACGGTAATGCCTTTTCATTTAAGTTAAATCTCAAGCTTGACACGTCGGCTGAGGATACTAAGATAGAGAAGTCAATAAACGATTACTCTACCTTTTCTCTAGAGCTATTCACTGATGTTTTGACTGAGTTTAAACAGTTACAGACTAGATTTAACGACAAGCTCTTAGAGATAGAGTCATTACAACAGGAGGTCAATAATCTTAAAGATCTCATGCTCAATGATACTAATTCAGCTGAACTTTCAGCTAGGATAACTGATTTGGAGACTTCATTAATCGAAAATCAAGCGATATTTGATAACACTGGTGTGATCATGAACATGATAGACAATACTAATACTAAGCTTGATTCTATCTTAAATGGAGACACTAATGTTACTGTGTCATATGATCTAGATGCAATTCGACCAGGATTGGGCATATCAGTCGACCGTCGAACTCCAAATATTGCTAGAATAATCAATTCGACACAATACTATAACATATCTGATACCTCATTGAGAAACGTGTTCACAAACAATGTTCTTGAGTTATCTACTTTCACGAACTATTATGTTCATCAGAACTCAGGAACGCCGATAGTTCTTTCAAGAGATCTTCAGATATTCATAGACGATACTAAGTTTGAATGGAGAAAAGGTCAGATATTAAGACTAGTCTTTGAAGATCAATTAGAACCTAGCGTCTATGACGTTAAGATATACACAGATGCTCTAAATAGGAGCAATAACGGAGAATATGGTGTCCTAATATCAGTCCTTACTGATCTTGATTTCACCCCTTCTCAAAATGCCCCTATTTTTGACATAATCTGTTTGGACAGCACACTATTCACCTTTAGAGTGGACAAAATAAGATAAGAAGATAAATGGATACTAAACATACTCTATCTGACGTTTTACAGAGACTTGTTGTTGACATCGACAACATGAACTCATTCTTGTATAGCTTACAGAACATCCTTGAGTCACAATCAGAAAACGTAACGGTCTCTCAAACTAAGTCAGACGGCAGTGCTGTGAATATAACTGTTCCATCATTTGGCTACCTAAAAGGAAAGATCGAAGACATTAACTCTAAGTTTGATGTCTTAATCTCAGCAAACAGTGATGTGATCGGTATCAAGTCTTCAAACGGAGACGTTCGTAAGTTTGAATTAAAAAAGACTTCACAGCTGATACAAGACCTAGAGCAGGTTCAAAATTCAACGTTCACCGTTCCTAACTCATTTAAAGTAAAGAACAACTGGTTCTTTGAATCTTTCCTGAATCCTCTTCTCTATGTGAATGTAGATATCACTTCAATCTTAACTGATGATATCGATCAATTCGTAGTCAAAAGAATCATAATCAACGCAGCAAATGATGATGATGCAGCTGCTTTCTTTGATACTAATTACAAAGGAAGTAACAACATCAATGTCGATGCGTTAAAGCTAGATTTAGATGAAAATGCAATCGATTATTTTGAGGATGATACTGTTGTTGACCTAGCGGTAGCAGTCAATAGATATCAAGGATCATTCGATGTGATAAAGATACTTGAGGAAGAGGGAAATCAGACTCTTACTAGTGGACAGACTGTTTCTACAGTAAGAAGAAGATATAAGCTTAGTACTCTAAACTATACTGATATCGTCGCTGGAGTACAAAACACAAAGTTTCTATCAATTGGTGATGTACTAATCACCACTGGTGATTCTGAATATAGAGTCGCATCAATCAGCACTACTGATACTGAAGTCGTTCTTGAAAAGATCTTTGGAACAGACGCGATCACGATAGGTGCAAGCATTTTACGAGTAAAACCTTCTCCATATAGGGTTCCTGAGCTTCCAGTAAACGTTGGATTCAACGAACGTGAGGTGATATTTGTAAAGCCAGTAAGTAAAGCAAAGAACTTAACGATTGATGGCTTTTCAAAAGGTTTTGGAGTATACACAAACGAGCTTACAATTCCGTTAGTAGACAATAGCTCATCTACTTTAGAGGACTATTACAATAATTTTGTTTCTGACTTTGGACTGATTCTATTGAACTTAGCTAAGGAAAAAACTGTTCCTACGATCATTGGTGAGATTCCTTCTTCTCCAAACTTATTTGAGAGTAATTTCTCAGTAATACAGGTAGATGCTCACATTCAAGATGATAAAAACGTCACAGAGTTAAATAACAACATAAAAGAAAAAGCGGCTTTACAGCAAGAAGTTGATGAATTAAATAAGAAAATTGATTCAATTAAATCAACCATCACAACAGTTGCTAAAACTGACAAGGAAGCCAAGCGTTTACAAAAACAGTTAACTCAGTCACTAAATTCTAGGAATGAAAAAGTCACCGCTCTTTCTACACTAGTTAATAATATTAGTTTACAACTTTCAACGACTCCTCAATTTATCGTAAAGAAAAAATATAGAGTTCGAGGATTTTGGCAGATTCCAGACGCAAAGGTCACAAAGTATGGACCTCAACAAGTCGTTCAATTCAAGTATAGATATCGTTACTTAAGTCTAAGCGGCACTCAACCTAATGCTACTCAGCAGCCATTCATTGATAGCGATGGAGCTACCAAGACTGCTACTTTTTCTCCATGGACAGAGGAACTTACTAGACCTCGAGTAAAAGAGTTGGATCCTGAAACAGGTTTATATGTTTGGGTAGATGAGATCTTAAATGACGCAGACGCAGTAAACACAAATCAGTTAAGCATACCTATTCGTAAAGGAGAGATAGTTGAGATCCAAGTAAAGTCTCTTTCTGAGGCAGGATGGCCGACTAATCCAGTGGAATCAGTATGGTCAAATTCAGTTCAAATACAGTTTCCAGCTTCAATTCAATCTGAAGAAGAGGCTACGTTAGTCTCACAAAAAGCTTTTGCTGAAAAGGTTAGGATAGACTTTGAAAATAATTTGAATTCTAAGGGTCTTGATATTCATACTGCAAATCAATTTACTCAGGGAGATAAGTTTTATTCTCACATTGCAGAAGACATATCAAGCGGCTTTTTCACAAGTGAAGGAAATGTCGTTGATCTATATCAAAAGCTAAAGTCTCTACAGGCAACGCTGGATGGAATTCAACAGTCTATCACTACTGATCGTGGAGCAATAAAGGTTCGGGTGATAGATTCTGAAGGAAACTCCTTAGACGTTTCTAATGGAGATACAATATCTCTATTTGGAGGATTCTATAAAGACTTAATTAAGGACACGACCGGTGGGACTGTGATTTACAATGAGGGAGATATAATTACTAAACAGTACGCAGTTTCAATACAAAACACTTCTGCTACTAACTTAGAACTAGTTTCTCTTCTCTTTGGAGGAATAGGCCAACTTTCGACTACGTCTAACCCAAGCGGTAACCCAGACAATGACTATCATGTCAATAGAAGATACGATATCGTTCCTATCGGAGTAAACTCAAATCCGACTCCTCAACTAGGAAACTTTAAGCAGAGAGCAGGCGCTCAATCAGGTCAGGTAATGAGTCAGTTTATTCATTCAAGAGTAAGAGACTATGGACTTTCTGAAGAAGTATATTCTCCAGGCGATCCTTCGACTGGTTTTGGTACTTATTTTACAGCTGCCTATACTTATCAGGGACAAACAGTTAACACTACTAACTTTGTGCCGGTTAACTGGGGACACTACCTTCCATTCAATCCACAATATTCTGGTGTAACAGGAACATCTACTGACTCTAGAATTTGGAATGGAACGACTAGTGCGATTCCGGTCACAGCAAACGGCGGTGGATATCTTACTGAGTTTTGCGTAAGTAAAGATCATCCTGAGATTCCAACATTGTGTGGACCCTCTTTTGCGATAGGTAATATTGCAGAAGTGTTTAGACCTGATTTTGGATCGAGTTTAGCAATTCCATTAACCGCTAACCAGGAATACTTACCTTTTTCTCATGCACTACACTTTGAGACCTCTACTTCAGAGAATACAAATGCCTTTGGTGTAGAATATTACAAGCAAGCAAGTAGAACAACACCAGTCATTCCTACAAATAACGTAACAGATAAAGACGATTCTCATTATCCAATCAAACTAGGATTTAAAAACAATGATAAGTACTTGGTAGGAAAGTATACATGTGGAGCATATCTTTACATGTATCCTACAAACTATGAATCAGTATCAGTTGAGGGTAATTTTCCAGCAAGATCAAGTAAAATCATCAAGTTTGGCGAAGAAAACTCAATAAACATTCCTGTGCTCTTTCAGTTTAGAGCGTCGGACAAGTTAGGATATGTTGGTGGATATAGAACCACATCTACTTTAACTAATATAAAATATTCTAAGAAGATTGGAATCGACATCATCATTAAAGATGAGTCTCCTTTTTCCTTTGACCTTAAGGTGGATGCTCAATACATCAAAGAGACATCATTAGACTCGCCATTAGTTCAAAGTAGAGGAGTTCGATCTAGCTTCTAATAAAAATTTACATGATTCATGAGAGATCGCAATTTACTCTATACTAAGCTTTTAACTGATGACTCTAGCTTTGGATTAGTTAGGACTAATCCAAAATTAACAGGAAACATAAAGATAGCGATAGACGAGGCTGGTGAATTATGGTTAGAATCAATAAAAGCAAATCAAGAGCTATCAAAGGATTCATATTCAAAGTTTCCTATTGATTCTAACATCTCTCACCCATTAAACATCTTTCGTTTCTTCAAGGGAGGAACTACGCCTAACGAAATAATCTTTGATCTTTCTGAAAACGTAGACACGACAAAAACTTCAAAGAATTTCAAGGACCAATTTGATTTTTCTCACTATTTTAGTGGAGCAAAATATCTTGCATCTAAGAAATATACTGAGAGGCTTTCATATCTAGCTCCCTTATATCTTAGGGATAAGATACCTAATTTTTTCGTGATCTTAAAGATAAACGATCCTGCGAACTTTCCTCTTGATGATATCCGTCAGAATTATGAATCAGGTCAGAGCAATGGAGAATACATGCTGGACCTATTCAAGAAGTCAACGATAATTAAAACCTTTGATTTACGTCCTGAAACTAAGGCTGGGAAATATATTAGAGATTACGTAACTGACATCAATTTTCCTACAAGCCCGCTCAGTGTGGCATTTGGTCAAGACGATTTTACTACGTGGAACGGAATAATAATAAACGAGGGATCATTTGGATCTAAGGGAGAATTACTCTATGATTTTTATAGGACATCATCTCCTCTAAAATTCTTTGAAGAAAACATAACGAATGGCTATTCTAGGACCGGCGTGATCTTTCCGAACATCCTAAACCTTGAATTCGTCTTTAATGATGATTCTTCTGAAAAATATGATTTCAATAGATACGTAGGATTTTACGTCAATACCATTGAGCTATCAAAGCTGGACATTGACTTAAAGAGAGGTTACGATACTCGTCTTACTTGGGAAAATACTCCTAGGCTTCGTAAGACTTATCTTGAGACAGATGAGGTATCTGTCTATCAAGAAAACCCAGACGGTGTAATAATTCCATATAAGAACTTGGAACTTAAGATCTCAGAATTCAATGATTTATTCTCTGATCTTGATTCAATGTACTTGACCTATATTAATGATAAGGACGGTAAGCTTTATCTACCTAAATTAACAGATCCGTACACTCCAGACTATTCCTCGCCTAGATTAACTGAGCTTATTAGATCAGGTAACCTGGTTACTGCCTCTCTAACCTCTCACGGGTATGAGACTGACGATCTAATAACTATTGTTAGTCCAGACTCGGGCTATTCAGGTGAATTCCTGGTTGTTAAGTTGAATGATGATCAGTTTTCATATATTAGTTCATTCAACATAGTGGACCCGTTGACTTCTACTAGCACATCAGTCAAAGAATTGAATACTGGGCAATTTAGATTCTCTAATAAAAAAATAGACCTTGGCCTCTTTTTTGGACAAAGCAGGATTCTTTTCTTACAGGACCAAGGAGAGTCAACAAAGGTTCCTGGCTATTCTCACATTGGGATCAAGATAAATTCAACTCTCACAAATTATGATGAGTTTAGGATATACCACCCAAACGGAACTAGAGTAGACTCAAACGGTAAACATGATTTGATCACCATAGCTAACAACTATGGACTTGTGCCCAATCCTGGAGATTATTATGGATTCAACGACTATGATGGAGTAGTAGGATACGATGTTTTCTATATCAATGGGACTGGTGAGAAGAATGAGATCGCGAGTGCATTGACTTCCGCTCTTAATCTAATACGAAATAGAACCTTTACTGCATACCTATATGAAGATCGAGTCTTCATTAAAGCAAATGCGGCTGGTGACTTTGATCTTCTACATAAAGTCTCATTATCAGCAGCCGACTACTCCGCGATGGAGATAGACTTTATAACAGGTTCACAGGTTGCTGGACAGCTATTTAATTTTTCTGGAGGATCAAAGGAGAAGGGAAATCGTTTAATCTTTGATGCCCAACACTTAAACAAAATAAATCAATCCTTTGATTCAATCTTGGTGAAATCATCAGATAGTTGGTCAAAGATAAGAAAGGTTTCTCCATACATCGATCTAATCACTGAGGAGAATCAGCTTAGTAAGTCTCTTAGAACGAATGCCATCAATTCTTACCTTGAAAAGATTGTCGTGGTCTTGGAGGAGAATGAGTCCCCTACGATTGCTTACAAAGAATTCGTGATGAGGCCTAAATTTAGACCGTCGTTTGGATTCTTATCGTTCTTTCCAATAAAGGACATTGACTTTGATTTTTATAGCAGCCTCTATACTAATTTTCCAGAGATCGACTTATACAACTACTACTTTATTCCAGAAGGAGCTAATCTGCTTGAGCCTGGAATAGAATATACTGTTATTGGTGGTGAGATTCAAGTAAATGACGGAACTATATCAAATTATACAAACGGCACTTCCTTTACTGTTACGATTCTCACCAAATACAAAACAGTTAGTGGTTCACCTCTTGTTAGATATTCTAGCGACATCACAACGGCTGGTGCAAGTCTAGTAGCTCCAATCAATGATCAAAACGAAGAGCTAATTAATTTCCCAGGATTCTCGTTACTTAAGGATCCTGAAAAAGTGGTTCCTCAAAACGATAGCGAAGAATACAAGCTTAGGCTAAAATATCTTAACGGGGTTACTCAAACTGAATACGATTACTACAAGGAGAACGAGAGTCTTGATTTTGCTCTTAGATCAAAGATCATTCCATACATCACTAAGTGGGGAATCAAAAACGGTAAAGATTCTAGAGACAATCCTTATCGATTAAATACTGAGTTAATCTTTAGTCGAAACAACTTTTCTCCTGACCATGAGGACAGGACTCAGAATCCAGTAAACTTTACTCATGAGTGGTTCTATATAGAGAGTAAGTTTAACTATACGAATGATGAGTCGACTATTAAATTAAATTCTAATTATTTTGACAATCCTCTTGATGAGACTCTACTCTTGTCTGATCCTGATTATTTCATAAATTATTTTACGTATACTCCAACTTTCTCTGGAAACGAGGTAGGTGAAACTCAAATTCGTTACTCAAACGTCTTTAAGAATAGGGCTGGACAGTACGAGGCATTCTTTAAAGGCTTTAAATTAACGCTAAAGGATGTGACTGATCCCAATGTATTTGGGGCAGACGGTAAGCCAGTAGCTAAAGATTCTACGACAAGGTTTGAAGATTATAAGTTTAGCTGCATACTTAAACCAGTAAAAGAGAACATATTAGATCAAACTCAGCCCCCTATCAAATATAAAGTGATAGAGCATCAGGAGTTTAAATTCATCGTTGTCGTGATTGAGATAGCAATAGGTCAAATCGCAGACATAGAGAATTATTGGAAAGAGGTACAAGCGGTTCCGACTTTAACTACTGTGAACAACCAAAACTACTCAAACCCAACATATGTTACTGAGTTAGGATCCGTCCTTCCATTTGAAAGCATAAATGGAGACTATCGAGTTTCATTTGATTCAAATTCAGTATCTAACTTGACTCATACTCTTCTCTATTCCTTAAAGAATAAGAAGTACAACGTCATCTTGAATAACTTTTCTACCATAAAAATGGGATCAAAGCTTTCGTTAGCGAACGGTATTCCTGGTGACGGAACAATAAAGAGACTTAAAAATAATAACACGCCAAACTATTCAGGATTCTTAACTGACGACGTGTCCATGCCCACAACTTCAACGTTTATAACGATACGTGATCTTGTGACAGGTTTCGATCTGTTTATTGATGAATTTGTAGGAATAAATCCTCAAAGCTTAAGCCCGATCGCAGGGTCTGCTGAACAGTTTTTAATCTATGATTCTACGACTTCATTAGGCTTGAGCACACCATCTAACGTTCCGCCAGATTACGTAAGTCCTTACAACGTCTTGCCGACTGGATCAACTTCTCTAATCAATAGTTATTACATCTTTAGAATCGTTTCTGGTGGAGAAAAATACTTTGAAAAACTATTCGAAAAAATATCCTTTGGTCGATTTAAACAATACATAAATTCACTAGATCCATTCATTGAATACTATTCTTATTCATTGGATTCAACAGGCAATCCAGTATTGTCAAGTAATCCTAATTTTTATCTTGAGATATTAGATCAGAGCGGAATTGAGAAGATCAATCAAGTAATCTCTATTCCTACAGAAAGAGTACCTGTCCAGTTTTCACAATTAGACTCAATAGGTTTTGATTATGAATTGGCTACTTTACCTAGTACATACATCTTAAATAGATATAAAGGAGAGTATGAACCGATCGTTAGAAACTCAATATCCTTTAAATCTAATTTCACTTTCACTAAAAATCAAATAGCTGATCTTGAACTAGGAAATGTTAAATTAAATGGAAACATTAGTTCTATCTTTACTGTGCATAATTTCAATCACATTAAAGTCGCAGATAACGCGATACTTGAACTTGAATCAGATGACACATATGACGCTAAATATCAACGAATCAATGAGATAGCAATAGGCCAAGCTGATTACTTCTTGCTTAGAGGAAACTGGGATTGGGGGTTCCATTTTAGATATTCAAATAAGAATCAGTATTCTCCAGTATCCGGTGCTCTTAGAGTAGAAGAGGACGAATCATTTGTCTCAAAGTTAATAACTCTACCTGAATTCATTGAGCTTGAAAACTTTCAAGTAGTAAATGTAGCGGAGAACGCAGATCTCTCAACAATAGACATTGATCAAGTAGAGATGGTGGTGAAGGAGACTCCAATACAAGTAGAAGGCTATATCAATGTGAGTAACGCTTTAACTCGATACTTTATTGAGGACGGAATCTCAGCTAAGTTTAATGAATTCCTCATAAACTCTAACGAGTATATCGGAAACTTTAATTCTATCGAAGATTATGTTAGAGCATACACCGATGCAAATATTCTTAAGCTTTACGAGATCTATGAAAATGCTTTTTTCTTCAAGGAAAACGCATCACTAGTGTCAACGATCACACAGTCGCAGACCAATCCAAATACGATAGAGTTTGTCTTTTTAAATGATCAACAACGCTTTACTCAAGGCTACGATCTACTAAAGGCTTTGCAAATAAATAAAAGAGAAAGATTGGTGTTAAAATTCAATTTCAGTAAAAAACCTGGAAAAGGATTGTCAATCAGTCCAAAGATAAAAATTAAATTCATCTAGAGATGCCAATTAGAGTAAACTTAAAGGAGATCTTTCCTTCAGATTCACAGGAAATCACAGTTGACAAAGTCAATTTTAATTTCAATAAGTTATTGGAGTTAGGAGTAGGGGATCCTGGGATACAGGGACTTTCAGGAATACAGGGCCCAGCTGGGCCGACTGGCCTAGGCGGACCTGCTGGCTTACGAGGATCTACTTGGTTTGTGGATGCAGGAGATCCAAATACTCTTACTGGATTCATCGATCTTATCGATAATGATCTCTACTTAGATTCTTTATCATTTGATGTGTGGCAATACGATCTAGCGACTGATACCTGGTCACTAGTCACCAGCATATCCACATTAGTTAATAATTATCTTTCAACCACTTCTTCTCCTTTTAAGAGAGGAATAGGTTTAAGTAGTCCGAGTGATGATCGGTTCATTACCTTTAATCGTCGTGGAGAGACTTATTTAGAGACACAGCTTGATGTGAATTTAGGAACTCTAAATACTTCAAATAACGATACGCTTTTTCTAAATAATTTTAATGAGGACGTTCTTTCCAATAGCTTAACTAACTTTTATTTTACAGCAAATCCTGGAGAGTTATTCAATTCTCTATTATCCATCTACTCAAACCATAGTGAAGGCGCAGCTGTCATTCAAGGAAGATATCACCTTGAAATGGGATCACTCTACGAAAACACAGAAGTAAGTCCCAGTCAAGTTGAGATGAGTGATATTCGACACAATCTAAAGGTAAAGTTCCTAAAGGAAGACGTTAGCCTATCAACCCCATTGCCGAGTACTAACTATTGGTTAAATACTGCAAGATTCTCTTTAAGTAAATTAGAATCGACCTCAATCGCAACTATTGATCAAAACGGAAGATTTGAATTTGTAGTTCCAAAGTATAACGACGAAGGGCTGAGCACAATTCAGTCTGAGGTAACAATTCGATTAGGATCGGCCGAGTCTCTAATTGAACAGTCAGCAGTTCCGCCTATCGTACCTGACGGAATCAGCATTTCTTCTGCAGTAAACGGTCTTATCTTTGGTCTTAAGGAGGGTCTTGAAAATGAATTGACTCTGCCTTATTCTGCAGGAAACGCTGATTTTGCTCTATTTGATGTTTCAAGCGGACTAAATGGTTTCTTCTTTAATGACCGTCTTGTACAGACTGCTGGCAACATTGAGCAGATTCACACAACACCTGCTGAATTTGTCTCTAAGGCGCTGTTTGGAGTCGGCTATCCAGGTAATGCTAACCGCTATTATACTTCGATATTCTCCAATGGTAAATACTTAATACAGACTTTTGCTGGACCTAATGACATATACGGCGGAAGTAACTTGACTACTTCTCAGGGTGCAATCCAACTTAGAGCACTAGACTCAGCGCTTACTGTTCTTAATACGGTTACTACTGACTCTGAGCAAAATCTTCTTATTCCACTTGCATTCGATAACCATGGCCACACAATCTCTGGAGTACTTCAAGACATTCCCGCAACTAGTGTGACTGACGCAAAGATTGCTGGTAAGTACATCTATCTAACTAGAGTCAGACCTTCTACTCCAGGCAGTGCACCAGGTGTAGGTATCAATCGAAATTATAATACTTTCATCATAGCTGAGGCCGACTCCAATGGAAATTCTATGGTACCGGTATCAATTGATACTCCAGGAAACAGTTTACAGCGAGTTGAGATAGTTGGGTCAATTGCTTACGTAATCAATAAGAGACAGGCTGCCGCTCCATGGTCTACTCTTAACTCAACTATAATCGCTATTGATGTTTCCGATCCGACGAATCCTGTAGTAATATGTAGTCTCGGTTCGCCCACATCATATGGTAGAAACGATGATAATTACTTGGACCTTGAGATAGTTGGAGAAAGAGCGTTTGTTTCTACTTTTACTGAGAGCTCAAACAGCATTCGAATCAAGCAGTTTGATATCCATGATCCTTATAACATAACTTATCGACCTGCTTCAAATAGCGGGACCGTTGTTGTTGCCAGTGGTGCTAATGAAAAACCTGCACAGCTCAAGGCTCTGGGGACCTGGTTATTCTGCTCTTACGATAATGATGTTTATGTATACAACATTGATGTGAACAACACTCAAAACTTGTCTCTAGTCTCTTCATTTGAAGTGGACACAAATATCGATATTACTGACATAATAGTTAGTGATCGTTACTTATATGCGCTAGGTGAGAATAAAGTGAGCGGAATTGGGATGCTTGCAACAGTCGATATTTCTGACATCCTAAATCCATTTACTGTCGCAATTGAGTCTAGAGGTGAGATAACTGCTGCTGGAAAGATGACGATGGTAGGAAACAAGATTTACGTTTCCACCTCAAACGGAACAGGTTCATATGCTGCAACGATTGGAGGTATTTCTGTGTTTGAAGTTGACGGAATAGTTTCTGCAAATGCCGACCTGTCTATGATAAGATCTAATGAGATCAAAGTATTCAAAAACGCATACGTTGGAGAATCATTAGAGGTCGGGAACTCAATAAACGTGGGTCAGGGAGGAGTATACATCGATCGCGGTCAGGGACTAGCGGTAGACGGCCCAATAAAGGTAAGATTCTCTGATCCTAATATGGTACTCACCAGTGCTCCTGATCCATTGACAATCATTGAAACTAAGCTGGAAGGAATCACACAAAGCTCTCCAACTGGTGCTCCAAAAATACGATTGAATAGAAAGTGGTTAGACACCGTTGCGCTCGCTGATGAGATCCTAATCGATACTACTGATTTAGATTCAGTTGATTTACAAGCAGTTAACTGTAATAGAATTAGACTCAGCGGAACAAATGACATCAATGGGGGATGGGTCACCTCTCAACTCATAGGAGCGACTGGCGTTGGAGAATCTACTACCTTTCATTCAGACTTTGTGGGTCACTGGCAAAAATTTGGTATTGGTGGCGATACCACAACCTTTGATGGATGGGTGCTTTCCAACTGGGTAGAAATTGGCCCGGGAGTTACTGCCAATTCTAGCCTTTGGGGATATAACTTTAAGTTTACTGGAAACAATACAGCCGGCGATGTTTATGGAGTATATGTTGACTATGCAGGAGCGACTGCTGTGAACAAAGCATACGGTATTTGGGTAAGAGACGCTGATGAGAATATATTAGATGGAAAGCTTACAATCAATGATCATCCTCATCTATACCTTAATGCTAGAGATCCAAACCAATTTAGTGGCAGTAATCAATTCATAAGCGGTAGATATGATGAGGCTAACTCTGATTATACATTTACTAGAGTAGGAGACGTTGTCACTTGTACTGGAAAAACTATTGCCGGTGGAAATCCAACAATCAATATTCCTCTTGGAACGATCGCTCCTAATCAGGCTTGGGGAGTAGCTTCATTTAATGTTGGAAATACCGCTTGTAAAGTAGGATATAAAAACGCAACTCAAGTAGAAATAAAAAAGGCAGATGACTCAGCAATAGGCATCGGTGATGGCACCCAGTGGTTCACATTCTCGTACGTGATTGCATAATAATAAAAAATAAAATAAAATGGGACTAAAGATAACTAGTGAAATTTACACAGACGGAGGCACAACATCTGATGCCTATGTAAACATCGAAACAGTAAAGGTTTCAAAGAGCGGCACAATAAATGCATTCTTAAACTTATACTTAAATGAGGAGGCTAGACTGGCTGATCCTACCAAGACTGTGACAAGTCAGCAGGTTTATTCTAGAGTAGGAAAGACTGATGATTCAGCATTCACATTAACTGGTAATGTTTATGAGGTTGCCTACGCGCTAACTAAGGAAAAGCTAGAAGCATTTGGACTCACAGTGATTGATTCGATCTAATCGATCCATTGAGAAAGAGTAAAGGGCATCAGGTTCTCAACAACAAGTAGAGCCTGAAGCTCAGCGATGATGTTTGTCTCAAAGGCTATTCCCTTAGCAATCCCCTTGTTTAGCAAAATTGTGTCTTTCACGACATTTGCCGCAATTTTTTGATCGACTTCTTCAGTTATTGCAAAAACGACATTCTTCTTGTCCTTCATTCTATTTAAGGTCGGGTGATTCATCTCACTCAACTTTTCTTTGAGAGCGTTTTCCTTGATCTCATCAAGGACGATCGTTTTTACTTTTCTAAATGAGACTCCATAATCCTTAGTAAAGTCTTCTTTCACGCACCAAATCGAGTATTGCTTGCTTCCGACCTCATTCATCACTATGAATATCTCCTGTTGTTCATGAATCATCTCATTCATATAAAAGATCTCCATTAAGTCAAAAGCGGCTAGCTGCTGATCCATGTATTCTAGGATCAGGTTTAAGAAGACGTAATTTGCATTTCTAAATATCTCAACGACCTCCGTCTTTCTCTCAAAGATCTGTCGTAATTCTTTCTTTATTGCATTCAATCTTTCGTTCTGCCAGATGGGATGAAGCTTTGAATCAAATAAGCTACCGTCTATCGCCAAGTTATTTAGGTTCAAGCTATGAAAGAAGAGCTCATAAAAGTAGCGAAGGTCTCCTTCTTCAAGATCCTTTCTGTACTTTTGGCTTGCTGCCAAGAGTATGTAGCTAAAGTATTCTGGATCTAGATAACTGCCCTTAGTTATCCATAGAGGATCGAGTATCTGTTTTTCTTTCAAAGCTTAATGCTCTTTTTATTATTTATTTCACTGAAGCACGATTCCAAGTTTAGTGTAAAAAATCAAATAAATAAACTAAAGAAAAAGCTTCTCAATGATTAAGACTACTGTCAAATTACTGATAGATCCCCAGAAAAACTCGCTGACTTTTAGTAAGAATTTTAGGATATTTTCAACGACTGAGCCTGTGACAGGAATCACTGAGTTCACAGACTTCCTAGAAGATCTTATGTTTACTTCACCAGAAGCGATCGATCTTACTAATCTCAAGAGATACTTTAGATATTCCAGGAACAAGTTAGACTGGTCACTATGGTATGAGGTCTCTCCAGGTAACTTAGGGGACGCTGCAGGAATCTATTTAGACGCAAACGATCAGTTCTATTTCGAGGTGAAATATGAGTACGACGACGGCACTTCTAATGAGATGCCGACCGTCATTCAGGTAAACGAAGTGAAACTAAGGTTTAAGCAGGCAGGAAACGTTGCGAATACCTACTGTCCTGTGACCCAATGTTCAGATGAGAAATGCACATCAATCATTACAAACAGGGATCCGAGTTTTAGGCCATACAACGTGGATAGCGCAATTGGACTCTATAATGAGCTCTCATTCTTTACTAATCAGCTATACGGCCATCAAGTAGTTTATTTTAGGACTGTTCCTGAATCAGATAGCGGTGACTATGTCTTTAAGGAATGGACTCTCTACAAAAACGTGGATCGCAAATGTATAAAGGTTTTAGTGCCAGGTAATACCTTTCCTGATAACGTGCCTAAATACACAGAATTTGGCATAGACTTTCAGATGCCATTTGAGATTCATGTAGATCACAAATACTTTCAATCAATCTTTGGAAGCGAGTCTGAGCCTAGGAAGAGAGACTTTCTCTACTTTCCTCTGCTTAATAGGATGTTTGAGATCCAGGGATCTTACCTCTTTCGCAGCTTCATGATGACTCCTAGTTATTGGAAGATTCAGCTTAAGAAGTACAATCCAAACATCGATATGCTCCTTACTGATGAGACTCGTACCTTCTTGGATAACGTGATTCTCTCAGCAGAGCAGCTATTTGGACCTGAAGTAGAGAAAGATATTAAGGACGGCACAATGCCTGAGCAGTATTCAAAGATAACAACGACCTTTGATCCTTCCCGAAAGGCGATTCATCCTGACACAACGCTAAGACCTTTGAAATATACTTACAATTTTGCACCCTTAATAGAAAACTATTATGATCTTGGAGGAGTTCCCAGCACAGACATAACTGTTGCTTTGACTCCTGCTTCTCCAGTCACCTCAACTAGCCAATACGTTGCAAGTTTACCTAGCTTAGACAAGGTTCCGCCTCCTCAAAATGACGTGATACTTGCGTATGAGGGTAGCGATCTCTATGCTACTTGGAAGAATGGAGGACTCATCACTAATGACAAGAACATTCGAGGAACCAGCATGAGGTACTGCAGAATAAGGGGACCATTCGATTATATTCCAAATAACATCGGACAGTCTGAACCCAATAGGTACATTAGGATAGAGGCATATCGAGACATGAGATTCAATGATCAGCGGGACGTCCTAACTGATACGTTAGGTCCAGACACGATCACTACGTTTAGGGTAAGGGAGTCTGCTGTGATTTATAACGCCACTCCAAAGTTCAATACGACAAACATTAAAAACCTTTCGTTCACTTGTCTCTTTAACGTGCCTACATCTGCGGATATCGTTAGCTTTATCAATGGATACGACAATGAATTACAAGCAGGGCTAAGAATAACAGGAAGCTTTAATCGTTACAACCTTTCTAATCCTGAGGGAGATCTTATCCTGTTGATTGAGATAAACGGTCAGAACAAGATATACACAATCAACAACTTTATTAGCGGCACGTGGCACGCAATGGTGGTTTCCATATCTAACGAGTTCTTACAGATAGGAACCTATGTTTATCGAATCACTGAAGATCCAAGCGACATCATAAATCACAGTGATTTTAATAAGATATTTGGTGCGACATCATCCTTATCTCAAGAGACGTTTGATCTAGACCAAAACTATGTGTTACAGAACTCCCTGCTCCTGATCACGAACTTGCGTCTTTTCAACACCATGCTTAGGGAAGAAGAACACGAGTTTATACTAAGTCAGCAATTCCTAAAGGACGAGTCAATGTTGATCCTAATCGATAACTGCAGACCTCAAACGAACCTGCCGTACATCGCTAAAAACAGATAAAAATAATGAAGATCTCAAAGAACGAAAACATACGAAACGAGAACGTACAGGACATATTCTTAAGAAATGCTACCCTGTCACTGCTTGACCTACTCAATAGAGAAGTCATAATTAGCTTAAAGAGAAACGACGAAGTCACCTATCATGAGGTTCCATTCTTCTATAATTTCGGAGGAGACGAAGGATTCATGAAAGACTTTTTTCTTGAGATACCTGGAGACTGTAAGTGTCCTAGTCATGCTGAGGGTAACTATGAACAGATGCCCAGGGGAATAGTCACATTAGGCGGATTTCAGATAAAGTCAAGCGATATTACAAACAAGTTCGTTCGAGGAAGCTTCAATCAGGAAGTAAGGGACGAGAATGATCAAAAGCAACTAAAAGCTTTTTCGTCTAGGCTCTTTACGTTACCGATGGCTTTGAGCTTTTCAATAAAGATAGAGAGCGATAACATCAATAAGACCTTTAAGATCATGGAAAAGATCTTTGATTTTTATTATAAGAATCAGGTAAGATACTTTCAGTTTAGAGGAATCCGAATTCCAGCACAGGTGACTTTTCCTGAGACTGCTCAGTTCCAAAAGACTTATAGCTTTACCTATACTGATTCAAACATCGTATCCATCTCTCTTGACCTTCAAATGGAGACCTACTTTCCTAGCTTTGACGATCACTCTACTTTCTATAAAGGCAATACGATTAAACAATTAAACTTAAGAGAGAACTCCGGTCTTACTGGATCA